TACGTCAGTCCTGAAATACGGCTTAATCATGTTGAATCTTTTGATTCTTCCAGGGGAACCCATCGGACTGAACGCTTGCAGACAGTCGGCGGTAATGTTTGAACCGTTATCAGCGAAGGTATCCCAAGCCTTCCCAACGACAGTATTGCCACCAAAATAAATATGGTCGTTGAACAGTTCCCAACAGTTAGCAGCCCAACCCGTAAAATTGCACCAAGACTTTGTTATGGTGTTCATTACATACTGCTGTTGTGAAGAACCCTCATTAACGGGAACATTTAGATAAAGCTGATTCTGTTTCGGGAATTGGATTAACTGCCAGCCGAAATTATCACCGTAGTTTGTAACGGCATTACTGACAGCGAATTGAATCTTGTTTGTTAGAGCGACTTTCGGATTAACCCTTGATGATTGAAGGGCACCCGACATAGGGTAAACACCGTCCTGACAGATAATCAGAAGGTCGCCGGAATACTTCATAAAGCATCTACGTCCTACGGGTGCGCCGATCTGCCAGATACCGACTAAAGCCCAAGTGTTAGCACTTGAGGGGTCTGTTCCTTTATAGACAATCACCTCTCCCCATGAGGTAATAAACACAGCTAAATCATCAACACCTTGTCCACCGTCTACAGTCCAAGTCGCCATAGCCATTAAATACCCGCCCATCTGAGCAACCCCAGAGAGGTCAAAAGCTGTGGCAGCGCCAGCAATCGCAGAGGTAGAGAGATACCACGCCTTAAGAGTGTTTTTCTCTACAAACCAAAGGCGGTTTTTATGCTGGTTGATGTGAATAAGATTAGCCTTAGTCACACCAGTTATTGCAGCGTCGGTAAAGGTAGTGCCATCCCAATACATCGGAGAATCTTGGCCGTTCACCATGTAAAGGTAATTGCCTGAAGTATTGGCGTAGTTTTGATACTGAAACCGGACGTTAGTTAAACCCGATTTCACAGCAGCACCCACCGCACCACCAGAGGTCACGTTATATAAAGCCGTTCCTGAACCCGCCAGCATTTTGTTAGCAGTCAGCCCGTTGTAAGCCATCAACGACTCAACTTGAGCAGGTAGACCAGTGGCGAAATTGCTATACCCCATTCTCAACTGTAAATCTAAATGACGTAGGGCAGAAACTTCTGGATTATCAGAATAACGCCTCTTTGGGTTTGGGTGAGCAGACTGGCCTTGCGCTTGATCGAGTGGGGCAGGGGCTTTCGCAACCGTTTGATTTTGGTTCTGTGGGTGATGTTCAGAACGCCGCAGAAGGGGCGATTACTTCTCGACTAGACCCGATGTGGGATAGGAAACAATCTCAGACCGAGACACAGTTAGTCAATCAAGGGCTTCGACCGGGAACTGAAGCCTACGACAACGCGATGAAAGACTTTAACTTCGGTCGGAATGACGCTTATCAACAAGCTATTTTGTCCGGTATTAACACGATGCCGCAGACCTACCAGTTAGCTAATTCTCTCCGTAGTCAACCGCTGAATGAATTGAACGCCCTTCGGACTGGTTCGCAGGTTACTAACCCCACGTTTAACCAAGTTCCCCAACAGCAAACGACCACAGGCGCGAATATGTTGGGTGCTGCTCAAGCTCAGGGTCAGTATGACATGGGTCTTTATAACGCCAATGTTGCGCAAGACAACGCAATGACTCAAGGCTTGTTTAGTCTTGGTGGCGCTGCGATGGGCGCTCCCGTTGGAACCTTTAGAACTCGTTAAGGGGAATATTTATGCAAAACGGATTTAGCCCTTACGAAGCAGAAACCCAAGACATTGACCAGCGTAGAAAATACGCCGAGCTTTTAAGACAACAGGGTATGGCCCCCCTTCAAGCTCAGTCTGTAGGTGGAATGACCGCAAGGATTAGCCCCCTTGAAGGCTTGGCTAAGATGCTCAACGCTTATTCAGGGAGTAAAGGCGTTGAAATGGCCTCCCAAGAGCGTAAAGACTTGATGGGCCGGATGGACACAGAACGCCGAACTGATATGGCGAAAATCCTTCAGACCTTCGGCGGAACTCCACAGACTCAACAAGCCTTCGACCCGCAAGAGATTGAGCAGAATCAAGATCAAGGCACTCCGATGCCTTATAACCCCGCTGTCGCAGGTAATCCGATGGCCGCTGCTTTGCTGGCCGCTGATAGTAAGGTTCCGTCCGTTGCTGCGATGGCTCCGACTTTGATGGCTCAAGCGCAAAAAGACAACACGCCGAAATGGGTTGAAGCAAAAATCCCTGATGGCAAGGGCGGCACTAGGGTTGGCTTTGTTAATACGAACTCAACTAACCCTATGTCTACGTTCCAAGAGGGTGGGGTTCAGCCTGAAAAACTGGATTTTGTAAACGGCAAAGCTGTTAGCCCGACGCAAACGCCAGCCGGAACCGTTGTGCCGCAGCAATCCAATCCGTTTAAGGATTTGCTGATACCTGGCCCCGATGGAAAACCGACCGTAAACGCTCCCCTTGTTGGCGCTCAATCTACCGTGAGGGCTGCTGGTAAGCCGGTTACTACGGTTGTTAATGCTGGCGGCAATGCTTTTGATAAGGAATACGGAAAACAAGACGCAGAGCAGCTTGGTAAATGGCGTGAGGGAGCTTTGGCGGGTAACTCTACGCTTGAGCTTGTCGAGAATATGCGTGGGGCTATTAAACAGGGTGTTTACTCTGGCGGCGGCGCGGAAGCAAAAACCTACGCCTCAAACATGATCGCTGGTCTTACCGGATTTACCCCTAAAGAGCTTCCAGGCTCTCAGTTGTTCAACGCGGAAGCCTCTAAGCTGGTTTTGGACAAAATCAAGACCTTGGGCGCGAATCCGTCTAACGCTGACCGCGAGTTTATTGAGAGAACAATTCCGAATATCGCCACTAATCCACAGGCTAGGGATGCTCTTATTAACTTCTTGGAGAAGAAAGCTAAAGACCAAATTGACCTGTTCCAAAGGGCAGACGAACACGCTAGAAAATGGAATGGGCTTAAAGGTTTTAATTACTTCCAGAAACGCAGGGCTAGTGACTCTGAGCCGCCTCCTGGTGCCGTTGAAAGGGTTAATTAATGGCTGATTTCAATGTAAAAATTGAAGATGCGACTTACAAGGTAACGGCCCCAGACGAGGCTACCGCTTGGAAGTGGGCGAACGCTGAACACTCAAAATCAGTAAAAACCATTACCGCACCGCCTGAAAAAATCCCCGCGTCAACGGCAGACAAAATAGCTGCCAATCCAATTACTCGTTTTGCGCTTGGTGCAGCAGACCCGATTATTGGCGGATTTCAAAAACTGGCTAATTTTGCCCCCGCGTTCCGTGGCCCGACTTTTGAAGAAATCATTACCAATAAAAAACCGCAAAACGAGGTTGCCACGGCGGTTAATAACAACATCAATCAATTAGATTCAATGATAGATCGAGGTCGCGGCTCGGATGGATTGGACGTTCCTAGACTGACGGGTAGCTTCCTTTCCCCCGTAAATGCGGGTATGGCAAAAGCATTGCCTAACGCTACGTCCACTCTTGGTCGGGCTGCTACCGGATTTATGGGTGGCACTGCCGGAGCTTCTTTATCTCCCGTAAATACTTCCGGAGGTCAAGATGTTGCATCTGTTACCGCCGCGCAAAGTGTCACTGGTGGCGTTGCTGGTGGTTTATTAGGGCCGGTATTGGGGTTGGTTGTTGATAAGGTTGCCCCTAAAGTTTTGTCATTAATTGACCGTTTTAAAGGTAATGCAGAAATTACCGGAGCAAGAGCCTCACTAGAGGCGGATACATTGATTATTAACGCGCTTCGTGAGGTTGGCGCGAAAGCCGATGATCTGAGCAAAATGGAAATGCAAAAGCTCAGAGATCAAGTTATCGGCTCTTTAAAGACAGGAAAGAAACTTGATGCCGCAGCCTTGATGCGTTCCGAGGACTTTAAAAATCTTGGAATTGACCCGCTTAAAGGTTGGGTAACTAGGGATTCAAACCAATTCGCCAGAGAAAAGAATTTGAGGGGTGTTCCTGGTGTTGGTGAGCCGATTATGAACCGGATTGACGAGGGAAATAAAAAGGTTCAGCAATTGGTCGCACAGCTTCGCGGGGAACCGGCAGAGCCTTATCAAGCTGGTGTGCAAATTCGTGACACCCTAAAAAACATTGATGACCAGATGAGTTCCCAAGTAAGGGCCGAATATACGGCTGCTAGGGCTTCTTCTGGTAAAGAGGCGGAAGTTGGCTTAACTGGCCTTGCTCAAGACTACGCGAATACGCTTGATAGGTTTGGCGACAAAGTTCCCTCTGGCGTAAGAAACCAATTCAATAAATATGGGCTTGGCGGCGAAAAGCAGACCAAAGTATTTACCGTTGATGAAGCTGACAAACTATTAAAAACCATCAATGACCACGTTGGGGCAGATAAGGCTACGAATAACGCCCTTAGTGAGCTTCGGAACGCAGTTAAGCGGTCAATGACTGAGGGTAGCGTTGATGATGTATTTTCAAAGCCTCGATCAATGGCGGCGCAACGATTCAAGTTGCACGAAGAACTCCCCGCTATGGAAGCCGCTTCAAACGGCGCACAAGCTGACAATTTTGTTCGTGATTACATTGTCGGCGGGAAAGTTGAGGAAGTTAAACGGCTTGCGGATATTCTTAAAAAGACAAATCCAGATGCCTTTAACCAAGCCAAAGCACAGATCGGGGAAAAAATCGCTAGGGCCGCTTTTGGGGAAAACGTAGCCGGTGACAAGTTGGCTGCTCCTGAGAGGTTGGCGGCTGCGCTGCGGACTATTGGAACGGACAAATTAAGTGCGTTTTACACCCCGCAAGAGATTGAGCAGCTTAAACGCTTGTCTAGGGTTACGGCTTACATGAACAGCAAGCCTACAGACGCGCCTGTAAATACCTCAAACAACATCCAGGCTCTTACTTCGTTACTAACTAAGATTCCTTTTGTTCCGTCCACGGTTGCGCTTGGTAGTGCGGCAAAAAACGCAGTTAAAACCCGCCTTGATGCAAAAGCAGCTTTAGACGCTACCGTTCCATCTACTCCGAATATGTCGGATGAACAGAGAAAAGCGCTTGTAAACGCTCTTATTTTCGGAACTGGTGCCGTTACCGGCGCTTCCATCCCGTAAAGCAAAGTAAACGGAATAAAAAGCTATCCCAAGAATGGGGGCGATGATCTTTAGAAATTCATCCATCCCCTAAGTTTACCACAAGCCCCGAAAGGGGCTTTTTTCATTTGTAGGAGTCGAAATGCCGAGAAACGGAAGCGGGTCATATTCTTTACCTAGTGGGAATCCTGTCGTTACGGGAACCGCTATCAGTTCAACCGTCCAAAACAACACGATGTCGGACGTAGCCACGGCTTTAACGGCTTCCATTGCTAAAGACGGTCAAACGACTCCCACGGCTAATCTACCAATGGGGGGGTTTAAACATACGGGAGCTGCTAACGGCTCGGCTGCGACTGACTACGCGACTATATCAAATCTGCAAAGCGGAACGGGTATCTACATTGCGACCGTTGGCGGAACGGCTGATGTAATTACTCTTACTCCTTCACCCGCTGTAGGTTCTTACGCCGCTGGTCAGTATTTCTCCTTCCTTGCTTCGGGAACCAACACCACAAACGTAACAGTCAATATCTCAAGTCTTGGCGCTAAAGCCGTTACTAAAAACGGTGCAACTGCTCTAGTCGCTGGTGACATTGTTTCGGGTCAAGTCGTAACGATTCAATACGACGGCACGCGGTTTCAGTTAGTCGCGGTGAACATTAACCCGCTTTCTTCTATTACTGGTCTGGGAACTGGTGTCGCTACTGCACTGGCTGTCAATGTAGGAAGTGCTGGCGCTCCCGTAGTTTTAAACGGCGCTGGCGGAACTCCATCATCTTTGACTTTGACCAATGCTACCGGCCTTCCAATGGCTTCTCAGTCAGATCAAGAAACCGCAACAAGCACAACGCTTCCAGTGACACCCGGTCGCCAGCAATATCATCCCTCATCTTCTAAGGCTTGGGTTAATTGGGTTGGAACTGGCGTAGTTTCTATCAGGCTTGCCTACAATGTTTCTTCAATTACCGACGAAGGCCCAGGAGATTACACGGTTAATTTCACAAATTCTTTTTCTGCTGCTAACTATGCCTTTTGCGCTATGGGCGGCAATAGCAACAACTCAGTTACTGTGCCTTGGCAGTCTCAAACAGACCCAACAGTTTCGACATTCCGCGTTACTTTTAACCAAATTGGAACGGGTAACACAGACGTTGCTTTTGCTTCCGCTATTTTCTTTGGAGATTTGTAATGAAGCGAATTATTTATACAAAACCTGATGGCAGCGTTTCGGTTGTTATACCTGCGCCAATGGTTGACGAAACTGAAAACGAAGAGCAATACATTTCCAGAATAGCGGCAAAAGATGTTCCTGCAAGTGCCACTAATGTTCGCATAGTTGATGAGTCTGAAATTCCTCAAGATCGAACATTTAGAAGTGCTTGGGTTAGTAACAATGGTGTTATTGGTCACGATATGAGTAAGTGTATTGATATACAAAAAGACAAACTAAGGGCGTTACGGGAACCAAAACTTGCGGCTCTTGATGCGGCATATATGAAGGCTTTGGAGTCTGGAAACTCGGAGCAAATGCAAACCATCGCAACCAAAAAACAAGCCTTGCGTGATGTGACTTCAGACCCCTCTCTTACTTCCGCAAAATCACCGGATGATTTGAAAAAAATAATCCCTGAAATTCTTAAATAACGGCCCGAAAGGGCTTTTTTTACGTCTGGACAAACATGGATTTATTTCAATTCATCTCTCAGTTACTTGGAAAGGTCGATAACGTCGCCATCCTTGTTTTGGTCGCTGTTTGTGGGGCTTTGATGTGGATGCACGTAACTTGGCGAAAAGAAGAACGAGAGGACAGGAGACAGTTACTTGACCTCGTTCAAAAGAATACCGATGCGTTAAACGGTGTGAAGTTAGCTCTAGCGGTGATGACGGGGAAGAACGTATGAAACTTTCCGTCGCTGTAATGAAAACCTTGTTTCCTCAAAGAGAAAAAGACCGCATGGAAATGAGGGGTTGTATCGCTAGAGCTACAGCAGAAGCAGAGGATTTACTAAGGACGATTGAAGGCGACTTTAACGGACATTTAAAGGAAATCTCATGGGAAAAGTTCTCTGCTACGCACTCGCGTTCTATTCCTGCTCTCTGTTTGCCCAAGAAGTCACAGTAAATAAAGACGGTTCTGTAACTCTTAAATTTACTAAAGCGGAAGCGGACAAGTGTAAAAACGGCGGTGGTTGTGTAGTCATGCCTGTTAGTGAGCTTGAACCTGTCATTAGAGAGACCGCCAAGATGATGTGCGGGAAGTCAATCTAATGGACGATTTATCTACCGTTGAGGAAGTCATGGAACACCTCTCAGGCGCGGTTATTGAATCAGGTGAGAGAACAGATGACGGGATGCACGTTTACTTAAAAGACGGTCGGATACTTGTCTTTATGGGTGATTTCGTAATGGGTGTTTTAGTCGCAGATAAACGGGTGATGAATTGAACCATCCTTACTCACTTGTTGAAATTGTCTGGGATGACGCTTGTTCAGACGCAGGGTGGCAGTCGAATAAACAAATTAAATTTGAGCCTCAGATAGTCGTAACGGTTGGATTTTTAGTCGCTGAAAACAAGTCTTACGTAATTATCGTGCATACCTACTCAGCAGATGATTACGTAGGTTGGTTTCAAATTCCGAAAGGAATGATTCTCTCCCGCAAAACCCTCAAAAGGGCTACGAAAGGAAAAAGTGCCTAAACAAACTGATTCTAGTTTGCTTCAGGAGGCGATTGATTTATACGAGTTATACGGTGGTGCGAAGTTAATCATTAAAGCCGGTGCTTCTACTCTCCCACCTCAGACCCTAGCGGACAGAATCAGAACCGCGCAGATTAAAGGGTTCAAGCCTACAGTTAAAAAAGACGCTCCCCGTATCTATGAGAAAAAGCGTCTAGGCAAAATGTTTATCGTGATACCGGACACGCAAGTAAAAGCCGGAGTCTGCACAGATCATCTTGAATGGATTGGAAATTACATATCCGAGAAGAAGCCGGATTGTGTAATTCATATTGGCGACCATTGGGATATGCCTTCTCTAAGCTCCTACGACAAAGGGAAACTAGCCTTTGAGGGCAGGAGATACGTTAATGACGTAAAAGCCGGTAGAGCAGGGATGGAGAGGCTTCTAAAGCCTTTCAAGTCAATACCAGGCTATGACCCCCGTATGGTTTTCACGATGGGCAACCATGAAATGCGGGTTTCTCGTTTCGCTGATAACTGCCCTGAAATGTCGGGGCATGTTGACTTGGATGATCTAGGAATTAAGGAATACGGATGGGAAGTTATACCGTTCCTTCAGCCTATCGAAATAGACCAAATTGAGTTCTGCCATTACTTCACAAGCGGTGTTCTAGGTCGGCCAGTTTCAAGTGCTGCCGTGATGCTAAGAGAGCGTCAGAAGTCTTGCATTATGGGCCACGTTCAAACCTTTGATATGGCTGTTCATAAGAAAACCCAGAATATCGCAATGATGGTTGGCACTTGTTACCTCCACGACGAAGATTATCTTGGCCCACAAGGTAACAACGTCAGGAGACAGATTGTCGTTTTACACGAAGTCGAGGATGGGAAATTTGACCCAATGCTAGTGAGCCTTAAATATTTAGAGAAGGCATACGCTTAATGTCCACTAAATCAGTTTGTACACCATTGGTGTTCATGTCGATTGCGTGTTCATGTTCCGTGAACGTGTCGAAAAATTGAAAAAAACTAAAAATGTCAGTCCACCTGATCGGCGTAGTAACTCTAATTTATCTCGCGGTATGTATCGAGCTATTGATCGCAGGGAACAAGGGAATGAGCCTGTGTTTCCTAGGTTATACCGTGGCAAACGTGGGGTTGATGTGGTCGATGATAAAGCCTACCTAGACAGACACTTTGAGAGGATGCACGAAACTTGATTACGTTAGCTGATTACTACATGGGGCGAGACCGTAGATTCCCCGACGAACTCACAGACGAAAAACGCAGTAACGCCGAGGAAATGGTAGACAAAGCGAATGAGCTATTAACCCGCTTCGGTGAGACTCGTAAAGTTAATTCAGGCTGGCGACCGGCTTCTATAAATAACGCAACTGTAGGTGCTGCTCCGAAGTCTAAACACATGACCTGCGAAGCGATTGATTTAGAGGACAAGGACGGTTCTTTAGACGCTTGGTGTTTAGAGAATCTCGATGTATTGCAGGAAATCGGGCTTTGGCTGGAACACCCCGACTCAACGGATGGCTGGTGTCATGTCCAGTTAATCCCGCCCCGTTCAGGCAACAGAGTTTTTAAGCCTTAATTCTTGATTCGCGAATTGCGAAAACTACACTGTTAAATATATTGGACATTTAATGCAACGAGGCTTCATTACCCTATCCCTAACGGGCTATATCGCTCTAGGCTGCGCTGCCGTGGTCGCGGTGGTCTCAGGGTATGCCTACATTCAAACAAAGCGACTAGAGGCTTGTAAGGTTTCACATGAGGCATATGTTTCAACGGTTGCTGAAATGGGGCGTTTGGCTGAAATTAAAACTAAACAGGAAATCGAAAGACAGAAAAAGGTAACTAACGATGTGTCCACAGATTACGAAAAGCGCCTTAATTATCTCCGTGATACTTATACAAGGCTGCGCGACTCCCGTAGCGGTTCAATGCCCTCCATTCCCAACGCCCCCCGAAGTATTGATGAAATCCCCACAAACGGATTACCTCTTGCGACCCAATGTGCCGAAACAACCCAACAGCTAGTCTCTTTACAAGAATGGGTTAAGGCTCAGTCACAGTAATTTGGCTACATCCTCCGCAGTCTCGCGGTAATAAATCATGGCGTGTTTTAAGTCCTTCCAGCCGAACATTTTAGCCAACTGAAACGGGGTTAATTTCTGGCTTAACCTAGTCGCCGCCACTCCTCGCAGATCGTGAAAATGCAAGCCTTCTATCCCCGCTGCTTTACATAAATTCCGCCAATGAACATCAAGCCTTTTAGCGTCTAACTTAAATGCGCCTTCATTCCAAATATTTAAGGCTTTCTCGGATAAAGGCACTTCCCGCATTTCGCCGTTCTTGGTGTCCGGTAAAATGGCAACCCGCCCAGAAACGGACTTTAGATTACAAATCTCTGAAGCCCTCATTCCTGTCTCTACGGCGAAGTCCGCGATTCTTAAAACTTCCTTATAGATTTCCGTTGTAGCTTTTTCGCCCAACTTAATTCTTTCATCGTCGGTCATTAACCTAGTGCGTGGTTTTCCTTTGGGCGGCATCCTGACCCCAAAGAACGGATTAACCTTTAACCATTTCCATTCTTTAACAGCTATCGTGCAAACGTGACTTAACAGGTTCTTTTCCCTGTTCACAGAAGCCCCAGAAACGTCTACAAGCCTTCTGTCTCGCCAATCTGACACATGGGTAGCATCGAGGTCTTTCAATCTCACAGAGGCGATTCTGTCGCGTTTAATGAGGTTAATTCTGACCAGTTCCCAACGGGAGCCTTTCTTATGGGCTGATACTGTCTCGGCGTATCGGTCTAAAGCATCGGAAAACGTCTTATTAGGGATTTCCCCGCGCTCACCAGCTAGGATTTCGTTCTCTTGAGATACGGCCCAAGCTCTAGCCTGACCCATAGACTTAAAGGTTTTAGACTTGCGGATACGCTTAACGCAAAGCTGCGCCCGAACACCTTGGGGGGTTTTTGTATAGGTAGGCATGGGTAAATTCTGGGTAAACTGATCGCAGAAAATACCACTTTTTAACCGTTCGAGTCCGCCTTTTCGCAGGACGCGGGTAAACTCTACTAGGGTAAGAATGCCTCGGGTCGGACTCATTCGTATATTATAAATCAATAACTTAGCTGATGAGTGGGTAAATTCTGGGGAATATGTTGTTTTGTCGCCCAAGCTGCTACAGATTTAGCCGACCATCGAGGTTGTTCATTATCCTCCGAAACGGGATTCGGGAAACCTGGCTGATTGCGCTTCTTCCTTAAAAAATAGTCTTTGGAAATCCCGAAATACTCGGCGCAATCCTCGGCAGACCAAAGTAAGTAATCAAAGGGAATCATTTCCCCTCCGCTGCGCGGGTGATGGCATCCATACAATCATCACAAGCACTTTCATAGGCGCTCCGGTCAATGTAAGGATTACGCTCTCGCTTACCCAAAACTTTCTCACATATATCAGCCGCCTCCCGCATCCCCTCCCGCCGACCTTCTTCACGGGCTTGAGATAGGGCGGATTCGTGCTCGTGAATTTTGCTTTGGCATCTTTCAAGTGAAGCCATTGTCTCTTGATGGGCCTCGGCAAGCGCACACATCGCAGCAACAGCGCGGGTAAATGCGTCTGTATCGTCGAGATTTAATTCCGCAACGACGCGCTTATAGATTGCTTTAGGCTTAATATCATCCATGTGATTGCTCCTTGATGGCTGCGTCGATGGCTTTATGCTCTGCGCCAGTAGTGATGGCTTCGTAATAAGACAGTTTCTTCCGCAGCGCCTCGTTCTCGCGCTCTTTCTCTGCGAGTTGGCGTTCTGCTGCTTCGGCGCGGTTCCACCGTTCCGCATACTTGCGGGTCATTTCATCAGCCCTTGCACTCTCCCGTTTCAGCAGGTCGCGCAGGGTGTCGATGTAGACTAATGCTTGCGAAGTAGTTTTATCCTCTCCCGTTATTCTTCGCAGGTGTTTTACTGCCGATGGCTCATCCGGCACCCGCTCGTCAATCGTCATTTAACCTCCATTTATATCCCAAAGAAGTTTTATCAATTCTTTGTCAGGCGGTGAAAGGGTGTTGGTTCCACGGAATAAAGCGTTGTAAATTTTCCGCCTTCCATCATCGTCAACAATAATCGCAAACTCGCCCGCGTTAAGTCCGTCTACTTCTCTGTCATCAACGAATTCAATCATCCTCTTAGCTCCGCACGTTTAGTAGCCTCTGAAGTCCTAACCAATTCCACCCACATTTTAGAAGTGTCGTATTTAACCCGCGCTCGGTTAGCCTCTCTCCTTGCATTGACCATGTTAGTTAAATGCAATTTATAAGCAGGATTGGCTAGAGCCTCTGATTCCTTCGCGGCGATACTTCCACCCTTGGACTGATTCACTAACTCAGCCAGGACTGATTTACGGGTTTCCTCAAGCATATTTGCAGCAGCGTCGAGGTCTGACCATTCTTCTCCGGCCAGCCTCATACGCTCGGCTATCTCATTGGGATTGAATTGCATCAGAAAGGTATGTCGCTATCCATTTGAGAAAAGCTCCCGCCTGATTTCTTGGGCGCTTGCTCCTGCTTTTCTTCCTTCGGTTTAAAAGCTAGGGATTGCCACTTGTTCCCGTTCTTGTCCTCTTTAGTCCATGAGGAAATCCAGTATTCAACCCCGTCAATCAAAGCCGTTCCGGTTGCGTTGGGGTGGGTGTTTTTCTCGCGTTTCATATTTTTAAACAGTGAACCGCTGAGTTCTTTCATTTCGTAGGCCATTACGCTTGCGCTCCTTCTTCAGATTTAAGATGTTTTTTCTTCAACTCTTGCCTTACTTTTTCCATTGCAGATCGTTGCTTTGAATCAAAAAATGTATTTAGATAAACCCGCTGCGTTGCGTGTAATCCGTGGTTATCTCTTTCTAGAACCGCATCCTCCACCGAGCCAGCCTCAATCCAATCCAGCATCTTCTTTGCCACCTGCTCGGTTTGCTTGCGCTCATCCTCGGAAAGTTCGCCATCCGTGTTTGTCGGCTTGACGTTGGCTTTAATGATTGCGTCAACGACTTTGTTTTCTACCGGAGGGGCAGAGTCCAGCGCGTCATGCTCAACGATTTCTAGGGCCGATACGTAAAGGTATCGACGGTTATAAGTCTCAACGGCCCCCAAGTTTTGAATGGGGTGACAGCCTTTAAGATTCGCGTCAGCCATCGGGGAGGTGAAGGTAACGACTTCCTCCGGTTTTTCGATGTTGATAACCTTGAGTTCCGCCAAGTCTTTACCAAAAGACACAACCGAGCAGAGTTTCAGTTCTGCAAACAGCTTGTTAATCTCCGGTAGAAAATCGCCAAGCTCAAAGTATTGATAACCGGCGAATTTGTTATGACCGGATTTCTTCATTTTGGTGGATTGAAGCTGAATCCTGGCGGTCTGCAATTTCTCAAATACGTTCATTGTTAATCTCCGTGGTAATCCCAAAAGCTCGTTGTGTGTCCTGTAGATCGTGAGAGGTAAAGAATCCCGCAGGGCATCCGTGTTTGGCCGCGTAATCAAGTTTCTGGCAGATCAAGAGCGCACCCATGAATTCCTCGTGGTTTTCCTCTGACATAAATTGAATGTCGCCCATTACCGGCCTCCCGCCAGAAGCCACGCCGCTTTCAGTGAGTAACCCTGCCGCAGGTAATAAAACAAAAAACGAATCCGGCGCGTTACAGACTGTTTAATAAAAGACTTGCGTTCCTTACGAGCAAAGTCCGACAAGATCAAATATTGGCTAAGTGTCATTTTCCGTCTCCAAAGAGAACTTCATACATCAGACAAAGGGTTACGAATCCGACCAGTAGAAGCACGATTTCAGAACTCATATGCCTTTCTCCATTTCGTCAGCTAATTCTTTTAAAAGCCGCCGTTGTTCAATCGTCCGCTTACGGTTAATGATTGCTTCAAATCTCAGCCAATTAGCGGCTTTGTAAATTCCCTCGCGGATACCGGCGTTTTTCAGTTCCGTTACCGCCGATCGAATCGTTGCCCTAGCAGCGTCTTGTTGGTCGCAAATGTCGGAAAAAGTCATTCATGCCCCCATTGGTGGTTACAGTCACAGCAAGCCTTGTAATTAGTCTCTGGCATTGAGTAGCTGGCCTCGGCGTGGCAATCAACTACGTCATAAGAGCCGCAGTTAGGACAGACTTCTACCGGTTCTTTTGTGTCGCTCATATCGCCA